AGTGCGGTAACTGTTCAAAACTATCAAGATGGCCTTGATATGCTTGAACCTTACTACTTCAACACTTTGGGTTACGCTGGTGCGGACGACACAATTAAGAACTTGCTTATTGCATTTACTAAACGTTGTCGTGAACAAAGTGGCGCTAAATTCCAATTAGTGATTCATGGTAAGACTAAAGTCAACTATGAAGGTGTTATCTCTATCCTTAATGATGTAACAGACGAAGGCGCTGAAAAAGGCTCTTTGGTGTACTGGACATTAGGCCAAGAAGCATCTTGTAACATCAACGCTACTGTAGGCAATATGATCTACGATGGTGAATACACTGTAAACGTTAAGTACAAACAGTTCGAACTTGAACAAGCTATCAAGGACGGCATGTTTATGTTCCACAATGTTACTGACTCCGTTGGTGGTAATATTCAAGGTGACGTTCGCGTGTTGAAAGACATCAACACATTTACTGAATTCAGTAAAGCTAAAAACCGCGACTTCTCTCTTAACCAAGTCATTCGTGTATTGGATAACTGGGCAGTTGACGGCGCTAGATTGTTCAATAAAACACATCTTGATAAATCCCCTAATGACCAAGCTGGTCGTGAGTCCTTATGGGGCGACCTTGTATATCTTGCTGAGCAATACCAAAAGGTACGTGCTATCCAAAACTTCGATGATAAGGATATCCCAGTACCTACGCAAGGCGATAACAAGGAAGATGTATTGGTTAACGTACAATTACAGCCAACTGTGGCTATGGAAAAATTGTACATGACTGTTGTAGTAGCCTAGGAGGATAACGCATGGAAAATGAAATTTTAGATGCATTGAAAACGATGGATGCAGCTGACGTTGTTTCTTCTAAATTAGCGTCTTGCTATATCGTAGAGAACGGTAACCGATACTTACTGTTTCAAGCTAAAAAACTTAGCGCAAAAATTAAAAAGAATAAAGAAAAAGTGGCTATTTTGGGCCGCATTGGTGCGGGTAATAAGTCTACCTCCGTAGAATACAGCGGCAGCTTAACAATTTACCACAACACAGCTTTATTCGATAAGATGGTTGAAAAATACTTGAAAACGGGTGTGGATACATACTTCGACATGCAAGTAGTTAACAACGATCCAACTTCTAAAGCTGGTCGCCGTTCTGTAATTCTAAAAGGTGTGAACCTTGATGAATTAACAGCAGCTGAGTTCGATGCTGAAGGCAAATACATCGAACAAGAACACAACTTTACTTATGAAGGTGTTAAATACGTTCAACACTTTAATGAATTAGACGGGATGCAAGCCTAGTGCTTGCTCCCTTTTTTTAGGAGGTTTTTACAATGGCTGAAAATTTGAGCGCATTCCTTAAGCAAAACGTTGATGTAGTCAATGAGACTGAATACGTAGCATCTAAACGTATCAAAGTGAACGGTGAACCAGTAGCATGGAAGATTAAAACATTAGCTACAGACGAAACAGAAAAGATGCGTAAAAAATACACTAAACGTATTACAGACCGCATCACACGTCAATCCGAAGAACGATTTGATGCAACTGCATACAATGAAGATGTATTGTCTAAAGCAATTACATATCCTAATTTGTACGATGCAGAATTACAAGATAGTTGGGGTGTAACGGAGCCTGTTGATTTAGTTAAAGCTATGCTTACACCAGGTGAATATGCTGACCTTTTGGCGGCGGTAACAGAAGCCCAAGGCTATGATGTCGGCATGGAAGATAAGGTAAAAGAAGTAAAAAACTCCTAGAATCCAATGAAACAGAAACGATGTTCGCATATTTGGCATTTGTTAAATACCATATGCGACCTTCTGTTTTTGCGGATATGGACATGAATGAAAAGGCTGTAGTAATTGCCTTTATTCAGCAACATGCGAAAGACGAGCAAGATGAAATGAATAAGGCAAAAAGGGGGTAATGAATGGCTACACTTTCTAACTATATAAGCCTCTCAACTAATATTCCTAATGCTATGAACGCAGCCGCAAACGCAACAACTAAAGCCTATCAATCCATGAATACGCTTCATAATAAGATGAACGGCGTATCGAACGCTAGCGAAACACTAAAAGCTAGCATGGGCGGTATCATGAACAGCTTTGCAGGTAATCTGTTGGCTAATACAGTAATGAATGGGATTGGCGCTATAAAAGGCGCCATTGAATCAATCCAAGATACTGCTACTGAATGGGCGCAGGTGCAAGCTCGCCTTAAATTGGTAGCCGGTAGCCAGGAAAACGCTATATACCTAAATAAGCAGATATTTGAATCCGCACAGCGTGCAAGGGGCGGGTATTTAGAAATGGCTGACGCCGTAATCCAAGTATCTCAATCCGCGCATGATGCGTTCCCGGACCCAAGAAAAGCTGTAGAATTCATGGAAGGTATTCAAAAGGTATTCGCTATTGGCGGTGCATCGAAAGAAGCACAAAAGAACGCCATGCTTCAGTTAACGCAAGGTTTAGCATCCGGTCAATTACAAGGTGACGAATTCAGGTCTATCGCTGAAAACGCGCCGATGATTGAAAATATCATTGCTAAATCTATGGGCGTATCCCGTGGCGAACTTAAGAAGCTAGCATCGGAAGGTAAGATTACTGCTGAAGTAATTAAAAACGCTATTATGAATAACTTGCCTGAGATTGAAAAGCAGTTTGAATCGCTTCCAAAAACATGGGGCGATCATATGCAGTCGATTAAGAATAAAGCTATTCAAGCGTTCGAGCCAGTGTTCCAACGAATATCTGACCTTGCTAATAGCGAGGGCGTCCGTGAGTTAGTGGATAACGTAACGGGAGCTATCCAAACGGTAGCGCCAGTATTCTATTGGCTGGTAGGTGTTATCGGTGAAACGATTAACACTGCCGTATGGGCGTTTAATACGTTATCTAACTTTGTTAGACAGCACTCGTTTATCATGTATACAGCGATGATCATATTGGGTGGCGTTATGGCGTTTTATGCAATTCAAGCCGGTATCGCAGCCGGTAGAACGATTATTGCTGCTGGTGCTATGGCAATTAAAGCCGTAGCGGACTGGGCGGAAACAGCCGCTCTGTTAGCAATGATTGTAGCTCAAGAAGGCTTGAACGCTGCATTATATGCGTGCCCATTAACTTGGATAATCGGTTTGATTGTTGCAGTTATAGTCATAATCTACTTAGCGGTAGAAGCTATTAACTATTTCTGTGAAGCCAATATTAGCGTACTAGGAATCGTAGTTGGTGCTTTTTGGGCGTTCGGTTCTGCTATTTTCAATGTGTTTGCACTGGGATGGAACATCATCGCAGCATTTGTTAATTTCTTGGCCAACGTATTCAAAGACCCGTTACATGCAGTCGCTAACTTGTTTATCGACATATGGAACGGCATTTGGCAATTCGTAAAAGCTCGGATTAACGACATCATTGATGCGATTAATAAAATCCCAGGCGTAAATATCGATAAGGTAGGCGGGGCTACTGGCGTACTAGAACGGTTCGAGATTGCCGGCGGTGAAACTACTGTCATGGGCAAGATGGATTATTCTAGCGTTACAGGGGCTTTCGGCGAAGGCTACAACATTGGTGCGAACCTAAGTCTTGGTGATTTGATGCCTAACATGCCTAACATAAAAACTCCTCAAGAGTTTGACGCTAGCAAAATTACTCCTGGTGCGGATCATGATGCGGCCGATAAGACTAAGAAAAACACTGGTAAGACTGCCAAGAACACCGATAAGATTGCTAAGTCTATCGACATGACAAATGAGGAAATCAAGGCACTCCGTGAAAGCGCTATCGATAAATCCTTGAAAAAATGGCAAGATGCCAATGTTATCCATATTCAAATGAATAACGATGTGGAAATCAACAATGGTACTGATTTGGACGGCTTTACTAGCCAAATTGCCAAAGGCTTAAAAGATGCATTAACAATTCAAAGAGAGGGGATATAAATGTACTATTTCTATTTAGGAACTATGCAAATACCGATTCCCCCTAAGGAATTAACCACTACTATTAATGGTAAGAATGAAACAATAGATCTATTAGGGAAAGGTGAAGTTAACATTATTAAGCCTGCAGGGCTTACTGATATAGCGTTTAAGTTTTTATTGCCTAACTCCGATTATCCATTTAACGAGTCCTTGCTGTTTAAGTCTAAAAAGGCTAAGTACTACATCGATGAACTCAAAAAGCTTAAGACCACAAAGACGATCTTCCAATTTATCGTAGTTCGAATGAAACCAGGCGGACAGATGCTAGCCATGACTAACATGAAATGCACGCTTGAAAACTACGTCATAGAAGAAGATGCGGATAATGGCTTTGATTCGTACGCTAGCGTTACTTTGAAGCATTGGAAACCTTGGGGCGCCAAACGCATCGAAGTAAAAACTGATAAGGACGGTACTGCAAAAGGTAGTGTTAAGTCGGACAGGCCTACAGATGGCAAGGTGGCCGCATCAACTGCTAAAGTCTCCAAAGGGCAGACTTTACAGCAAATTGTTAAGAAGCAACTAGGCAATACGGATAACCTATTCCAAATTGCAGCACTTAACAAAATCGCTGTTCCTGCTATCTTGGGAGTTGGCCAAGTCGTCCAGCTTAAACGAGAGGGTAATAACGAATGGCTATAGATGAAAAGAAAACAGTCGAAAAATCTCAAATCAAAGGCACTATCATTCCGTTACCCATGCCAGTGCAACTACACTATGAGCTAACCATCAGAAACAAAAGCACTGGTGATTTATGGCTCATAGAACCTGAAGATGGCGTACAAATTACGAGAGCAGTTGACTGCGTTCCAAGTAAGATGACATTCAAAGTACCTAAAGACCCTAACCTCAATTTTGAAGAAGGCGATACTGTCAAGTTCACCTTAAACGGAGGCGCGGTGTTCTTTGGGTATGTCTTTGAGAAACAACGTGACGGCAAGAACTCTATATCAGTAACTTGCTATGATCAGATACGCTATCTCAAGAACAAAGACTGCTATGTTATCGGAGCTATGACTGCGACTGAGTTCATCAAAATGGTGGCAGAGGACTTTGGATTGAAATGTGGTTATATGGACGATACCGTATGGAAAACTCCGGAGAAACCGCAAACCATATTCAAAGATAAGTCATTGCAAGAAATGATTTGCCAATTGCTTGATAAAACGGCTATATACACGCCTAATCATGCGTTCTACCATTTGTACGACGATGCGGGCGAGTTACGGCTAGCATCGTTTGAGACTATGAAGACCGATATTTACATTGATGATGAGTGTATGGAAGACGTGCAGTATACGACCTCCATAGACAAGGAAACATACAACTATGTAAAAATCGTGCGTACAGTTCCAAACGGCGCATCAAGTAAGTTGGAGAACACATTCATAGCCAAGGACGATAAGAACATCGAGAAATGGGGCAGATTACAGTATCTACTCATTCCTAAAGAAAAGGATATCAACGCAGTTGCACAAGCTAAGGCAATTATGGCTCACAAAAATAAAAAGAGCCGTGAAATTAAACTCAAAAATGTCATTGGTGATGTGCGTGTGCGTGGTGGTTCGTTGGTGTATATCAATCGAAACTTTGGCGATATGATTGTTAATAATTACATGATGGTAACATCTGTTACCCATACGTTTAAAACAGGATTTCACGGAATGGATTTAGATTTACGATACGTTGATAATGATGCGGCTTATGAAGTTGCAAAAGACGAAGATGCAGAAGCAGTTAAGAAAATCGAAGCTGCTAAAAAGACCAAAAGCTCCGTAGTCGCTACGGGTGCCGGTGGTACAGCTGGCCAAGTCGATACAGCTTTCAGTTCTAACGATGGCCGAGTATCCCAATATGGTAAGCAGGGGTGTGCGGACACTGTATGTGCTACCGGGTCTTGGTACAATTCGGATTTGAAAGATGAGTACAACAAAGGCACTGCAAGAGTTGATACACTTCGTCAAAATCTCGAGGCTAAAGGTTATACAACGGAACAATTTAACGGGTACGCTAATAAAGGCGACTTGTTGATTTATGGCAATGATGAGCACGTTGTTATTGCCGATGGTGCAGGCGGGTGCTTCGGTAACTCTTCGAGCCGAGGTTATGCTATGAAGTATGGCAACGCAAATTATGCATGGCATAATGACGAGGCGCCATCTAAGATTATTCGAATGGGGGCTAAATAATGGATAGCGAGTACATGAAAATCGTTAATACGATTAAAGAGATAGCGAGCAACGTAATATCAAACGGCGAACCTATGGAAGTAATCGTCGGCGAAGTTGTCAGTGTATCACCGCTTGCTATTAAGATTGACCCTAAGTTAACCGTACCTGAAGAGAATATTATTCTTACCAAAAACACCTGCGAATGGACTATGGAGATGAGCGTTGATCATGTCACAGAAAATCGAGCAGGTGGCGGAGGTATGGCTGAATTTGCAAGCCATAACCATGACTACGTAGGTCGTAAGAAGTATCTCGTTCATAACCAATTAGTAATGGGCGATAAGGTCATTATGCTGAAGGAAACCGGCGGACAGCGTTACATAGCGTTAGACCGTTGGTATAACCCGAACAGGGGGTGCACGACTAAGTAATGGCAGATAATTTACTATTACCAAAACAAAGTAACGACGCCCTTATTCCAGATACAGTGAATTATATTGAACCTTCACACACGTATGACGTTGATTTTAGAACGGATAGCCAAATTAGAGGATATGCGGATAAGTTGCGAGCTATGGAGCAAGCTATTTATAAAATCATCAATACGGAGCGATATCAGTATATTATTTACAGTTGGAATTATGGCATCGAA